GGATCTTTGACTAGGAATTACGTTGGTACTCTTCATTATGGCACCGGTCCTATAACTTGAAAAAGTTATAAGGAATCGGGAAAGCAACCGAAGTATTTTCACACCATAGCAATATGGCGTAAAAAGGTCTGGATAGAATATATGGCACTCTTAAATTTTATTAAGGGTGTTATACTTGTTTCCAACTCCGTACACTTCCAGAGACTGCTCATTCGTATTATTGATTATCACTTAGTTATACTAAGTAATACCGATAAAACGTTAATGACTAATCAATTCAAGGATGATTGAACTATCTTTAAGAAATTTATTCTTGAAGGTAAGATCATCACCTTGGATGAGTTGCGGAAAGGAAAGACCATTTGACGTAAACAGAAGATAAATCTTCCTCCGTTTATGTCAACTGTGGTTGCAAATTGAGATAAACTCTCTATCTTCGAAAAGACTGTTATTGTAACAATCCTTCGTAGATATAAGAATTTATCCCTAGATGGCCCCATTGATCTAAGTACTATTACAGAGGATAACTCCCCTGATAATAAGACTTTTGAACAAGGTCTCATCGGATACTTACGAAATTCCTGAACTTATTTAGGTTTCCCTAAATTAAATTCAGTTCTTTCGTTTGGTATTACCAAACCTTTTCTAAAAGGCCCTGACCATCTCTTAAGTCCCGGAATTACTTCTGGGTCTATATGAGGGGTTAAGGGTCCTAATGGAATAGGTCCTCTCGCTATCATCATTGATATGATTACAATGTTAACCTCCGATTTGTATTATACAATTCGTAGGTTAAGGATTGAAATACAGAATCTGCCTTGAGTGATACCTCATAAAGAACTATTAACAAAGGATTGGTCTCTGACCTTTCCTTCGATCTTAGATCTTTATAAGAGTTGTCTTTCCGGCTCTGATACCGTGCTTAACTTAGTGACCCATTTAAAGGAAATCGGCAAAGCCGTTTACCCTCATCTGGGTCGTGTAACATGATTTCAGAATGGTGGAGGCAAAGTACGTTATATCGCTATAGGTAATTGAATACTCCAAGGAGTTCTCAAACCTATACACGATGTGATAATACTTTGACTCCGTTCTATTAAGTCATCTGATGCTACTTACCATCAAGAGATTCTATTCTCTTGGTATGATAAGTTATCACCAGAAGATCGTATAGAGATCCATTCTATTGATCTCAGCGCTGCGACTGATCGTCTTCCTTTAGCTATTCAAGCTACTGTTATTGAATTAATCTTTAACAATACTCGAATTGGTAAGTTATGATATGACTTAATGTCAAAAATAACCTACTCAGTTAAAAGTGGAAAGATCGGTCACCAAGTCCTACCTGACAGTGTTAAATACACAGTCGGGCAAGGCATAGGTCTCTTTACCTCTTGAGCATCTTTAGCCGCAACTAATCACACACTTGTGCGTTTAGCTGCTATAAGTGTGGGTAAACCACACTTTAAGAACTATCTCATTCTCGGAGATGACGTTGTCATCGCCGGAAATGATGTAGCTCAGGCTTATAAAGATATACTCAAAGGGTTGGGAGTCGGCGTTAGTGAGATCAAGTCTGTGTCACCAAGTGAACTCCAATCTTTGGAGTTCGCCTCTAAGTTCATTGTTGAAGGAGTCAACTTAAGTCCCTTACCTATCGGTCTAATTATACAGGCCTCTGATAAAGATAATACTTTATCAAAGTTCCAGTTAATAGATAGATTGGTAAGAGTCCTAATCAAAGATCATTCAAGAGAGTTTGATTTAGAGATCCTCTTTCAAGCCGTCTTTGGACGTTATTGAAAGAAGTGAGCTGAAGTATGATTGATCATCTGAATGATAAATCAACTGATAAAGTTGACATCATTGGATGTGAAATCAGGCGTTGTGCCCGGGCCCCTGGATATGATTAATAATCTACCAGATGGTCACCCTTTGGACGCGCTGCGTAACTCATTTCTTAGTAATAATTACTATGATATGGTTACGGACTTCATTAATTACCTCCATGATAAGAAATTATCACGGTTGGTAAAAGCTCTAAAGCTCATGCATGGCGAACCTTATCTTAGAAGAATCTTCGATAATGTTGCCAAGGCAGGAGCCTCTCTAGGGTCAAATTCTAAACCCCTTCAGTATTTCCAGGATTCTACTTTCATCATACAACTCTATCCCGTATTTTCGGGTCCCTTTTCAGGGATGAAAATAGGTGTAGAGTCTATTCTTCGTAGTCTTCTGAAGGATAATTCAATCCTCCAGGAGTCTTTAGAAAAAGAGCCTTTTTATAAGGATCTTTTCCTTGTGAAGAAAGTTGATGAATTTGGATTTCTCATTGAGGAGGCTGGTGATACAAGCTCTGATGTATATCAAAGACTTGCAACCCCAGTTACGGCCTTTCCTGACTCTTCCGCTGCTCAACATGAGCAGTTTCGTGTCAGGGACCCGGTTCTGAATAAGTTCGAACTTGACCAAATTGATTTGATCAATCGTTTAACCTATTCGCCTTCAAATATTTATGGCTCAGTAATGAGTCAAAAAGATAGAAGGCCGAAACGGGTTTCTAAAGTTTCATCGCGTCGTTTGTGAAAAACCAAACTAGCAATGAACTTTTTAAAGGATAAATTCTAAAGTAGCTCACGCTATACTTAGAATCCTTTAACCTTGTGACTGTTAGGGCCACCGATTGATTACCGGTGGCCCAGGAAACAAGATTCTCGGTGAGAATCCGAGCATGATTCCGAAACTTCGCGATTGACGTTCTCGAGCCTGCAGCAGGGGCAGCGGCAACAGGAGCACCCGCAACAGCGGGAATTGGGGCAAACGCGTGCACGTGCCCGACAGGAATACCTCCAGGAGGACCGG